GTTCTAAGTTCTAAGGCATCAGATTCTATTCTTAAATCATTCCAAGTATCTTTAATATACGAGTGGGATCCGTCATGGTAGATTTGTAGATCATCTCCAGCACCTAAATGTATCTGAGCATTATCTCCGTAACTCACTGCTTGACCACTGGTTACATTTGTTTTAAGAATACCGTTAATACGGACTCCATTGCTTTCAGTTTGCAGTTTATTTGAGTTGTCGTAATAGAGTTCTACACCAGTACCGTTCGTCATTCTAGCGAAATCAACATTACCTGTATTATCTCTAAATCTAATGGCTGAATTTGATTCAATCATCAAATCTCCAGTACCATCATCTCTTATATAACTTGCAGATCCATCATGGAATATCTCTAAATCTGTCGAATTACCGAAATTAGCTTTACCATTATCTGCTAGATATAGATCAGCACCACCTGTAATATTTATATAATCAGA